AGATGGGTTACAAATTAAGATTGGAGCAATTGACTACTGGAACAATGAAGTGTCATCGTTAAAGTCTGACTCTGATGCTCTTAATGAATTCTATAGACAGTTCCCGCGAACAGAATCTCACGCCTTTAGGGACGAGAGCAAGGCGTCTATCTTCAACCTAACCAAGATATATCAGCAGATTGATTATAACGATAGCATCATCACAGAGCACTTTATAACAAGAGGCTCATTCCATTGGATGAACGGAGAGAAGGACACAAAAGTTGTCTGGACGCCAGATAAGAACGGAAGATTCAAGGTGACGTGGCTACCTCCAAGACATCTGCAAAATAATTTCGTGACAAGAAACGGAACTAAATACCCTGGAAATGAGCACATTGGCTCTTTTGGCTGTGACTCATATGACATATCTGGAGTTGTAGGCGGAGGGGGCTCTAATGGAGCGCTGCATGGAATGACTAAATTTCATATGGACGAAGCTCCAACCAATCACTTTTTCTTAGAGTATGTAGCCAGACCACAGACCGCAGAAATATTTTTTGAAGATGTACTGATGGCCTGTGTTTTCTATGGCATGCCCGTGCTGGCAGAAAACAACAAGCCAAGGCTTTTGTATCATTTTAAGAATAGGGGATATAGGGGATTTAGCATGAACCGACCCGACAAGCACTTAGCTAAACTTTCAAAGACGGAAAAAGAACTTGGAGGCATCCCGAACACCAGCGAAGATGTGAAGCAGTCTCACGCATCTGCAGTTGAGACGTATATTGAGAAGCACGTTGGCGTAGATATGGAGGGTACCTACAGGGACGCCGAGGACATGGGCGAGATGTATTTTACCAGAACACTTGAGGACTGGGCTAGATTTGATATAAACAACAGAACTAAGTTTGACGCCACGATTAGCTCCGGCTTAGCCATTATGGCAAACCAAAAGCACGCCTATCTTCCAGAGCAAAAGCAATCAAAAATAAGCGTTAACTTTGCTAGATATAATAATCGCGGTTCACGAAGCGAACTATTACAGTAAATGAAAGAGGTAAATATAAACATCTCTCCTACCGGATTTCCAAGTCAGTTTGTTTCTGATGCGGAGAAGGCCACTGATGAGTTCGGTCTTCAGATTGGGCAGGCGATTCAATATGAGTGGTTTCGAAAGGACGGGAACACCAGCAGGTATTATTCTCAGCTAAGAGACTTCATGAGATTGCGCCTTTACGCACGAGGCGAGCAGTCCATTTCGAAGTATAAGAATGAGCTCGCCATTGATGGCGACCTTAGCTATTTAAATCTGGACTGGACACCCGTACCCATACTTCCTAAGTTTGTGGATATTGTTGTTAACGGGATGTCTGATAGACTATTCACCGTTAAGGCATATGCACAAGACGCCATATCTGCTGAAAAGAGAAACCAATACCAAGACATGGTAGAAGGTGATATGGTGGCTAAGGATGTTCTTGCTAAGATGTCAGAGTCTTTTGGTATTGACCCCTTCCAGGTTAATCCTATGGAGTTGCCAAGGGATGATGATGAGTTGAAACTTCACATGCAATTGAAGTATAAGCCAGCCATTGAGATTGCAGAAGAAGAGGCCGTTAATACTATACTCGACGAGAATCATTATAATGATACACGGAAGCGGGTAGACTATGACTTGGCTGTCCTTGGCGTAGGAATGGCAAAGCAAGAGTTCCTAGCTGGAGAGGGCATAAAAATTAGTTATGTAGACCCAGCTAACGTAGTGTACAGCTATACGGAAGACCCTCACTTTAAAGACTGTTTCTATTGGGGAGAAATTAAGACCGTTCCAATTACGGAACTCTTGAAAATCGACAACACCCTCACTAATGAGGATTTGGATACTATATCAAAGTATAGTCAAACATGGTACGATTACTTTAATGTTTCCCAGTTCTATGATAATGATATTTTCTATCGTGATACTGCGACACTTTTATATTTCAACTACAAGACTACTAAGAAGTTTGTCTATAAGAAGAAGGAACTAGAAGACGGCGGAACTCGGGTCATTGAAAAAGACGATACCTTCAACCCCCCAGCAGAAATGATGGAGGAGGGAAAGTTCAGCAAGGTGGAAAAAACCATCGATGTATGGTACGAGGGCGTAATGGTGATGGGAACAAACATCGTACTCAAGTGGGAAATGATGGAGAACATGGTTCGTCCAAAGTCTGCATCTCAACATGCAATGCCCAACTATGTAGCCGTTGCGCCTAGAATGTATAAGGGTAGCATCGAGTCTTTAGTTCGTAGAATGATTCCATTCGCTGACTTGATTCAGATTACTCACCTTAAGCTACAGCAGGTTATCTCCAGAATGGTACCGGACGGAGTCTTTATTGATGCCGATGGCCTTAATGAGGTTGACCTTGGAACTGGCTCGGCATATAATCCAGAAGACGCCCTACGCTTGTACTTCCAGACCGGTTCGGTCATTGGTCGCTCGTACACGCAAGACGGTGAGTTCAATAATGCCAGAGTGCCCATCCAACAATTGACTGGGAATTCTGGTCAGTCTAAGATGGCTGCACTTATTGGCAACTACAACCACTATATGGACATGCTTCGCGCTGTTACTGGACTCAACGAGGCTCGCGACGGCTCAACGCCAGACCCCAACGCATTGGTCGGCGTACAGAAACTTGCGGCGCTTAACTCTAACACCGCGACAAGGCACATCCTCGAGAGCAGCTTGTATATGACACGAACTCTCGCTGAGGCTCTAGCGTTGCGAATCTCTGACATTCTGGAATACTCCGAGTTTAAGGAGGAGTTTATTAACCAGATTGGCAAATACAATGTATCCATCCTTGACCAAATCAAGGACTTGTACATTTATGACTTTGGCATCTTTATAGAGATTTCTCCAGATGAAGAGCAGAAGGCTCAGCTAGAGGCCAATATACAGATGGCGTTGTCTAAGGGAGATATCAACCTTGAGGATGCCATTGACATCAGAGAGATTAAGAATCTCAAGATGGCAAACCAGCTTCTTAAAGTTAAGCGCAAGCAGAAGATGGAGCAGGACCAGTTGATGGCCATGCAGCAGCAGCAGGCGCAGGCGCAACTCCAGATGCAGTCACAGCAGATGGCTTCAGAGGCGGCTCTTCAGAAAATACAAGCCGAGACTCAGGGCAAGATGCAAATCAAGCAGGCTGAGGTGGCGTTTGAGATTGAGAAGATGCGTAACGAGGCTGAGCTTAAGCGTTCATTGATGGCTGAGGAATTCCAGTATCAAATGAGCCTAAAGGGCGTATCGGAATCCGCACTTAAAGAAAGAGAGGACAGCAAAGAAAAGGCTAAGGATAAGCGCATCAGTCAACAAAACACAGAGCAATCTAAGCTTATAAACCAAAGACAAACAAAGTCGGCACCTATCAATTTTGAGTCTAACGAAGACTCATTGGATGGATTTGACTTTGCGGAGTTTGAGCCCAGATAATCTCTATATTTTTTATCATAACTTTGTTTAATTAAATTAAATCTATGGAAATCAAGGTAAAAGAACTTGGTTCGGTGGAAGCCAAATCAGTTCAAGAGATAGAGGGAGAGTTGCTTGCTAAACACGAACAATCTCTTTCGGAAGGAAATGAATCACCTCAACCAGCTATGGGAGAGGTACAAAATAATGAGGCGCCCGTTCAGCTTAGTGACGAGGAAGTTCTTTCATTTATCAAGAATCGCTACAATAGGGAGATTAACTCCGTTGATGAGCTATTTAGTGCCAGAGAAGAGGCCACTGAATTGCCTGAGGATGTTTCTTCCTATTTGAAGTATAAAAAAGAAACGGGTCGTGGAATCAAAGACTTTATTAAGCTTAATGAAGAAATTGATGACAGCGACCCACAAAGTCTTTTAGCCCAGTACTATGCGCAGACTGAGTCTGACTTAGACTCGGAAGACATTCAGTTTATGATTGATGAGCGTTTCTCATATGATGAGGACCTTGACGATGAATCTGATGTCAAGCGAAAAAAGCTGGCTATAAAGAAAGAGCTTGCGAAAGCTAAGAAGTTCTTCGAGGAAGAGCGGGAGAAATATCGTGCGCCACTTGAGTCAAGTGGTATGGCGACTTCTGCCGAGGACCAAGAGGCTTCTAAAGCTTACAAGGAATATATGGCACAGGCTCAAAGTGTCCAAGAGGAGAACCAGAAACGGTACGAATGGTTTCAGCAGAAGACTAGCGAGGTCTTCGGTGACGGATTCAAAGGTTTTGAATTTGCGGTCAACGATAAGACTCTTGTTTATTCTCCAGCCGAAGCTGCGGAACTCAAGAAATCTCAGTCTGATATTATGAACTTTATTGGTAAGTTCGCTAATGAAGACGGATTGATTGAAGATGCCAAAGGATATCACAAGGCACTGGCCGTCGCAATGAATCCCGAACGATTTGCTAAGTTCTTTTACGAACAAGGCATGTCGGCTGCTGTTGATGATGTGACAAGAAAGTCTAAGAACATTAACATGGACATTAGACAATCGCCTCAAAACATTAGCAAAGGTGGGATGAATGTGAAATCATTGAGCAACGACTCTGGTCGTGGTCTCAAAATTCGTTCAAATAAATAATAACACTTAACCCCGCAAAATAAAATGGCTGGTTCAGTACAAGGAGTTCCTGGGTTCGATTTACAACCCAGTTCCGAACAGGTGGCATTGTCCACCAACTACATCACGAACTTTGATTTTTTGAATCAATATCTTCCCGATACCTATGAGAAGGAGTTCGAGCGCTATGGTAATCGTACCGTAGCATCTTTCTTGCGCATGGTTGGAGCAGAGATGCCCTCTAACTCTGACCTTATCAAGTGGGCCGAGCAAGGTCGCTTGCACACGAAGTACACTAATGTTACTTCTGCTGCTGCTATCGCTGCCGACACCGCTACGTTGACTATCAACGACACTCTGGTTCCAGGTTCTGGAGCTATCGCTATCCGCGTTGGACAAACCATCATGGTATCTGCTAACGCAGGCGCCTCTACCTTGTACAACAAGGCTATCGTTACTGCTGTTAATACTACCGCTGGTACTATTGACGTTGCTTACTACGAAACTGCTGGTCAAACTTTT